ACATTAACCTTTGTTTCTCTGCAAGCCGAGCTTGTGGAGTTCCTAGACGTTTTGGTTTCCTTGGTTCTTCCGGTGCAGGCTCACCCGATACGGCTGTGGGGGGCGGGGCGACTGGCGGCTTGCCAGCGGAGGGGGCGGAGAGGGCGGCTTGTTTAGGATTAAAGATTGCATAAGAAATGCCTCTACCACCCGATTCTTTGAAGATAGCTCCATCTATTCCTAATGTTTTCAACTTTTCCACATTATCAGGTTTATCAACTATTTTCCAAAGTTCTTCAAGAGTAACTTCTTTATCTGCGATTAATGTTTCCAAATCTCTACCAAACCCCTCTATTCCTAATAAATCACCTTCTAAATCTATTCCTGATTTTTCTAAAATATCACTTGTTTTTTTAAGTTCTTTCCCCGTCAAATCAAGTGGATTCTTAATATCAAGATATCTCTCATATACAGTTGCTTTACCTACAACACCCTTATCTTTTAGGAAATCAACTCTATTGTCTGCAAAAAATTGAGCAACACTTTTTTTAGGTGTAAAGAAAATAGCGCCAGATTTAACTTCCCTTGAACTACCTAAAAATGGATTAGACCTAACACCTGTTCCGAAAGAAATCTCGCCTAAATCTGCTAATGCACTCCCATGATATGCTTTTATCCCCACCTTCCCCTCGCCTTCTAGGCTTCCTTGCATCACAAGCCCAGCCAACGGTTGCAAGACTTCTTTTCCAGCTATCTTTAAAAGCGCGTTCTCTCCGTCTATCCTCAACACGCTTCCTAGTTCTCCACTAGCTGTTTTTACTTTTGAACCTATGCGGATAAGAGGAGCGCTTCCAGTCTCACTCATCAACGTCTGCCGTAAATCATACGTCGCGGCCTTCAAGTTCGCTGTCAACCTCTGCGCGTAGGTTGTGTGTTGTAAAAACTCTTTCGTCTTAGCGCGCATTGCAGCATCTATTGCATAAAAGTTGCCACGCAATGCTGGAGGCGTGGTTTCAGCTTGCGCGTGGTAAATTACCGAATCTCCCCACTGCGTTGTTTTGCTCAATCTATTTATTATCTGGTCAAGCTGTGCTTCTTTGCTCAAGCTACCGATAGCACGGCCTGCAGTTCTACCTATTATTTCAAGCGTGCCTGGAGAAACCATCCCTACTTCCGCGAGCGTCCCCAACACCCCGGCCAGTTCCCACGGAGTACCTGGGTAAGCTTTTAGAATAGCCTCTGCCGTCGTAGGTGTAGACGCTGGGTCTTGCACGCCTTTCAACGCGCTCTTAGCAATCATTTTCCAAATGTTCGGGTCAGGCTCAACCGCATTCACCACGCCACGCGCCGCCAACATAGCGGAGTAGGTGGGGAAAAGCATCGTTTCAGTCAACGCGCTCCGGCTTCCCTCAAGCCCAGGCTGCAGGTCTGCTTTCTCTAGTCCTTGTTCAAGCTCTCCCTTCGGACGCTGTATCTCCCCGCCCTCCATCTCATTCAACGTCTGCTCTGCTGATTCAGGAGTAACTTCTGACGGACGCTCAACGTACGGACGGGTTAATTCCCTGACCTCATCAGGTGTTATCTCATCCGCATACGCCATTTCCACAGAAAACGGATTGAGAAAAGAATACAGTTTCCTGAAATCAGCTACACGCTTCTCCCAACCCTTCTCGTTGCTTTTCTTAGATGGCTTATTCTTAATAACCTTTTTATAATGCTCAAGCTGTTTGTCGAGCACTCCATTCACAATCGCAGACTCGCCTTCGGCCTCGATCTTCTTCTTCATTGCGTCAAGCGTCTTTGGCCCGATTATCCCGTCTGCCTTAACCCCAAGTACTTCTTGTAACGCTTTAGTCGCCGACGGTGTTCCAGCGTTAACTCCGAACTGGAACATCGTGCCTGCAAGGTTATGCGGGAGCTTGTCAAACCCTGGTGTGGTAAAATAATCGTCCTTATAAATCTGTGCCGCTTTCTCACGCTTTATATTCTTGACGTCCTCTTTTGGCAGTCCATGGCGCAGGTTAAAGTCATCAAGCGTACTTTGCACGATCCCCATGTTCGTCGGGCCTTCTTCGTACTTTTCTGTGTAGCCCTTCTCAGCATTAAAATTATCCTCAAGAATCTTCTCCCACTCAACAGGCTTGGGTTCTTTTTTCATCGGCTGTATTACATCGGTAGTATTGCCGTACACGCTCTGTTGCGCGTCGTAATGTATATCATCATCGGTGAAGTTGGCAGGGTATGATTTCGTAACGTCTTTGTCTTTAAAATACACAACTTTCTCTTGTGTACCAAGACTGTTTTGCAACGTATCGAGCCTTACTGTTTCATTCATTAGTCAACCCTTGATAAACGAGGTTCTCCGTCGGTATCAAACCCATCCACTCGGTACTGCCCTTCAGGGAAATCAGCACTCCCTGGAAACCAGACGTAATCTCCGACAACATATTCAGTCTTTGCGGATAACTCGCCTTTATACTTCCCCTGCCCTTTAAGTTGAGTATCTCCCATAAATACGGATTTAACACCACCTGCATCAGCTATCGAGTGCGGAATATCATCTAAAGCCACTAGCTCTGGGTTCTTTTCTTTGACGTAACTCTTGACTTCTTCAACGGCAATCTGTGGAGCTTTCTCAACATCTTCCCCGCCCATCAGCCTGTCAATGACACGCCCCATAATACCAAGCTGTATGTCATTCACTGCGTCGAACGTAGCAGCAAGCCTTTTCGCTGAACCTTGTACATACTCCCAGACGAGTTTAATCTTGTTCGGCTTATTTTCTGGGCTTGCGTTTTCACTCAATTCACCGTTCATCTCCTGCTGATAATACGTTTCAAACGCGGCTTTGTTAGCTCCCTGCCTCGAAAACAAAAGACGGTCATGCTCTGCCCGCGTTATGTCCCCATCAGCTAATGCTTTAGTAATCCTATCCCTTACGAAACTCGGTTTTAAGGCAGTATCGGTAACGTCACGCCACAAAGAAGCATAAACCTCTGGGTTCGTTTCTTTCTTCGGTAACCCTCTGCGTATCCGTCCTATCATATCACGCGCAAACTCCGGCGTTATTACCTTAACCGCCAAGTCGTTCTTAACGTCCTGCTCGGTATACGAAAGCGGATTATCTATCCAATCGGAAAGCCTCGATGTCTGTAAGTCTTTTGTTCGCGCCGTGGACGCGGCCTCAATCTGTTTGTTCTGCGCTTCAAGCGCCTGCTCACCAGACGCAAGGAAACTAGAGCGCGTATTTTCCTCTACTGCCTTATACATCCCCTCGTCGCCTTTTCTTAATTCCTCGACGGTAAAAGCTAAATCATTTTGCAAGTCATACTTAACCTGTTCGGTACGCCAAATCTTGTCCTGTTGCACCTTCGTTTCCGCCGCCCCTTCCGCGCTCATTATCCCCGCGTCAACCATTTCCTTGAGCTTGGCATCACGGAATGCTACTATCATTTCTCTTTCACGCGGATCGCCTGTTTGGATAAACTTGTTCTTCGATTCCTCGGAGAACGTCACGAACTCTGCCCTCGTGTTGTCTACCATCCGCCGGCGCTGGTAGTCCTTCACTTTCAACCCCGCCATATGCGTGTGAATCTCGGCCTCTTTTTCCCACATACTGCGGTTGAGAGGAATACTTATCTTGCTTGCCGCTTCCCTGCGTGCCTTCTCAATCTCTTGTTCATAAAAACTCTGTCTTGTGGGTGAGGTGTCAGTGTCTTCTGCCGCACGTTTCTCGATGTCTGCAAGCCTGATTGATAGGTGGTTCTCGGCGGAGAGCTTCTCTTGCAAACTACCTACCTTCTCAATCTGCGCCCCTGCGTCAGCCAACGCTCTCCCCATTGTGGATATACGCTGACCTGCGTCACTGTACTCGTCACGATTTATACGGTTGCTCGCGGCCTCCGTGCTTAATTTATTGGCTTGCGGCTCTATACGTGGGATTTTCATCTAGCCCCCATCTTTAACCCAAAACTCGTTCCTGCGCCTAAAAGAGTGCTTATTGCACCAGTCCGGCTTGATTTTATGGCTTCGTTTCCATAAAACCGTCTTAACGCTGCTTCAGACTCATACCCCCTTGCCTTTACCTCCGCCCCGTACCGCTCTACCGCTATCCCAAATTCCGCGTTAGTCAAGCTGTCAACCATCGTATCTATGGCAGACCCCGTAAAATTAACCCCTGCTTTCGCGTAGGAAGCCCTCTGTTGCCCGATCGCCTGCCTTACCTGCCTGCGGGCTACTACCTCCCCTAGCTCCCCTGAACGCCTAGAAGCCTCGGCCTGCTGCAAGGCTACTGCCGCATTGTACTCCTGTGCCTTCTTCTCGGCCTTTCCCGACTCAAGCTGCCCGTAAGCGTCGGCTCCTGCTCCTATCAACCCTACCACCGCCCCTATTGCGCCTATCATTAGAGTTCCTCGGTTTCAGACTTAAACGTCATTGCCAATATGTTTAATGGATGCGGTTTTGACTGTTGGATTATCAACTCGGCTTCTTTCTCGTACCACCCTTCCATCACAGGCCGGAAATCACCCGTCTGCAAGGTCGTGGCACTTGAAAGCGTTTCTTCTTTCAGGTGGCTTGCATCCTGACCGATAAAGAACCCGCCAAGTGAACGGTATAACCGTAACGCTAAATCGTACACTCTGCGAATCTTAAACTGTCCTTCACCTGGATTCTGCCCGCCATCAGAAAACTTGAGCAACTGTATCTTTGAAACGTACGGCAATCCGACATGGACTACCGCCGCCCTGTCCGCAAGCGTTATCGCACCACTAGCCACTACAAACGAGTTAGAGGTCGGAGCGACACCATCGGCCTGTACCTGTACGGTTTCACCTTCCAAGTGCGACAATCCGCTGACCGTTAAGACCTTCTTCCTAGCCTCACCGCCGGATATATACGTCCCGTACGCCGTTGAGTTGACGTTTACGTCTGCGGTTGTCCTTAGAGCAAAGCTCGCCGTGGTCGCAAGGCTCACCTTATACGTGTTCCCGTTAAACTCCGTTGCACCCACAACTTCATCTATCCTGACATAATCCCCATCAACTAACGTATTTGACGCCGTTACCACCGCAGGATTCGCATTCGTAATCCCCGTTATCGTAGCGGGTGAATCATAGGTCAACGAACAGTCAAGTTGTACCGCGTCCCACTGCTGGTCAAACATCTCGGCGGTGAAGTATTCAACGAATCGCTTAGTTACCCCGTTAATCTTACGCTTAACTATCCCCCATATCTGGTCATCTTCGTTTGACTTCGGGATGATCGTCATGGACTCAAACATACCTTCATCCGTCGAATCCGTACCGGCAATAATTCTACTCCACCCAAGTATCTCCTGACTTACATCACGTGCCAACACGCATATCTGCCCGTCATACCGCAGTACCCATATCCTCTCCCCCGGTGACTGTTGCCGCCATAACTCTACCGCCCCGCTTCCATCACGCAAGACATGGTCAGCGAACTTGTTCATGTCCTCGGCTACCTGCCTATCGGAATCTATGTTGTACTTTATTTCACGGAGTTGGTTCAAGTTCCGCTGAACATAATATAAATATGAGGATAGCGGAGCCGGGAGAATGGCCGCACACCCGAAATCTATCTCGTTAACTATGTAAATGTTCGACGGCGTTATCATCTCACCCGACGATGCACCACCGCCAGATGCCGTAAACGTCCCCCCACTTGTCCCTAACTGCAACACCGAACCGTTTGAGTGTAACCAGAGAATCTCGTTGACTTGGTTCGATGAAAGCTCATACGTTACAGCATCATCAGCCGCCGCCGCGCCTTCATCGAAGTTGTCGTACGCCTGCACCACAGACCCCCAGAACTTTTGTTTCTCCGTCGCTGTGTTGGCGTAATACAACCGTTGCTCGTGGAAACATACGCAGTTGGGATACCCACGATACCCGGAGAACGCACCCTCAGCCCATGAGGTAGTCGTACCAGCCCCACCAATGTTCCCTGCCGTTCCGTCTGGTTCATCCTGTACCGTCCCTACTGCCACGGTAGCACTATCAACCTGAACGATCTTGACTACCGCATTTGATACTTTCCAGTACGAATCAACGTGTGTCCCATCAAATAAGTTTGCGGATGCGGTAAGCGTTACACCTGCCCCCGTTGACCCGATATTTGTTATCGTCGTCCCCGTAACGTTTTCATCCATGAACGGCCCGCGAACAAACGGGACTTCTGAAATAGTAAACGTCGTTGATGATGTCCTTACCAGTTTACGCGGGTTATAGTAGGGATGTACAATGTACATCACGTCATTTTTCTGTGCGTACTGAAGATCGTCTACTTCGGCTTCGAGGTATGGGGTGGTAACGTCAACCAGTGTGTCAACCATTGCGTATGGTGCTGTGGGAGGCGTAAAGGTGGTCGTCCATCGTGCTGTTCCTTTAGAAATTCTGAACTCGTCTATCCACCCGTTTAAATACCCGCCATCAGCACCAGAGTGGTTTCCTATTTCAAGCACGCCGGATATATTCCCGACATCGTTTGTTGAAATTGCTGTTGCAGTTGTTAAAGCCTGTGATACCCCGTCAATAAATATATAGACAGACGTGCCACTTCTGACAAATGCGAGATGATACCACGTGTTCGCCGATACTGACCAGTTACTTGTCATCCCGTAATCTGCTTTTGTTGAACCATCCGTAAAGAACAAATCAAGTTTATGCGTCGTTGCGCTTTTCTGTATCCTCCACCTGTTTGTTGAATCCTCAAACTGCCCACAGAACGATTGCGCGCCCGTCGTGGAATTAAACCGTACCCAGAAATCTATCGTAAAATCACCTGTCCCGAAGTTCCAATCAGCACTATCAGCGCAATGGACGTAATCATTAGTCCCGTCGAGCAAAATAGACGCTCCCCCAAACTTACTCTGGGCGGTATCTATCTGAGCATCACTATACGCTGTCATAGTGTTGCCGATTTCATCAATGATCGTCGTCGACGCATCTGTACCGTCGGCATGAAGCAAAAGCTTCGTATAAGTATCCCAACTTGTCGTGCTAACCGTCGTCGCGTTGTTGTCAAAGAAACGGAAGTATAAATCTCCAGCTTCAATAACGTAGTCCTGTGAAACGGAGTATTGGAACGGAAGGAGCCGTGCTGTCTTGGTAGAAGAGTACTTTGTATCAGCAACGTACCGTGTCCCCGGTCTGCGGATTGCACCGCCTACGTTGTGGATGAGGAAGTTTTCTAACAACTTCGCGCCGTTGGCAAACTTGGCTATATCGAACCGCCCCATTGAACGGGGGCTTATCTCTCCCGCAGTCAAGTTAGTAGACAGCGTCTTAGTTTTGTATGCCATATCCTACATGAACGGCACCCACGTATCAGCATCCTTACGGGCAGAAGCCCATCCTGCACCTGACTGACGCGCGTTTTCCCATTCATCCTGTTTGATTACGTCGCTTGACCCCTGCTGCGAATCTACTGACATGGCGTGTGGTAACCTGTACCCCTCATACTCTTTAATCAACGCCTCTGTTTTCTTCATGTCGTTGGTGATAGAGAAACATACCTCTGCGGCCAGCCGTGTGGCTAAGGCAGATATAAAAGGCTGTGAGTATTTCGTCGGGTCGGTTACTCTCGACGTGTACAGCACCTCAAGCGTATCTTCGTTACACAAAATCCCGTTTGATTCTATCTTTAAAATTGCCGTCGAGCTTCCTACGAAATTTATCTTGAGCATATCGGTGGGTTTAGAGTACAGAATCGTCAAGCCGTCACCTGTGAATATCGTAGGCGCTGTTGCTGACACACACGTTGCCCGCGTCTGCGCCCACGTCCACGGATGTTCTAACAACACCTCATCGAGTATCATATCGTAGACGTTATTGATGTAGGTGTTATCAGATAGAGCCGTTATCTGTTTGCCCCCTACCTTTGCTAGTGCTATATTTGCAATCTGTATGTTCGTTGAAACCATATCACCACCTCTATTGATTCACGGCGAGAGAGGCTTTTACACCTCCCCCGCCGTTGAATCGTTTAACTACGCCTGCGTGTAGTAGACAGCAACCTTGATTGTTCCAGTTGCCGTAGAAACACCAGTCGTCTTAATCACGATCTGGTTGTCGCTCGATGCTGTGCCGACGACGTAATTCATACCGTCAACCAGTATCGCGTCAGAGTTTCCCGCAGCGTTCCCCGTTGCCGTATCAGCGATGTATCTGTCAACGTCTGCGGCATCACCTACCGACAAAGTAACCGTTGACAGCGCATCATAGGCAAGCTTTACGCCAATGACACGCGCCCCTGTAGGGAGAGTTCTCCCCATGTAGATAGTAGAATCGGACGCTAGAGCCGCCGCCTCATACGTATCTACCATTACCTGCACCACTGCGTCCTGCTGTCCCCGCGCTATGAGATTGGCTGTCCCAATCCCACCAGAGGTGAGGGCCAGAGTTGAGTTCGTTCCGTAAACTGTTGGCATTGTACTTTCCTCCGATTATGTTACTTAGTTGTTAAAGAGAAACTTCTGCGCAGGCGATCTGAATACAGCGAGCTTCCTCAAGCCTCGTCGCTCCGATTGCCATCGAGATATAAACCTGCCACGCGTAGTTCAGGTCAGGTCTCTCGGTAATACGTCCCGACGGTTCTTTCTGAACCGCCAACAGTACGCCCTTCTTCTGGAACGCAGGACACAGCCTGTATGAAGAAGAATCGACGTTGACCTGTTCGGAATGAACAAACTCAAACCCGCAGAATGTTCCGGGTTCGCCCTGGACGAGCGCTTTCACCGAAGCGTAGTCAGTAGAATTGATCTCGGTCGTTCCGAGTAAATCCTCTAACTGTGCGGCAGTGTGGACAATAACTCTGTCCTCTTTATCAACTTCACTCGCGTCAAGAATCCTCTTTGCGCGAATGATTTTGGTTTTGGTCAACCCAGTGGTCGCGGTCATAACCGTGACCTTCTGAGCCGCCGCAACCGTGACTGCCGTTGTACCAGCCTTACCCGTGTACGCCGTGCCATCAATCGCGTCGAGAATCAGCTCATCCATCTTCAACTCAGCCGCCGCTTTCTGCGCCTGCATATACGCAGAGTTCGGGTCAATCAGCATAGCCATTGCTTCGTTCGGATCGGTGAGGATGTTTGATGCGAAGTAGCGCGGGGTAACCTTGCGCCGGGAATGGTCACCATCCTGAACAGGCGTGGTGGCTAAACGTGAAACGATTTCAGTCATCGTTGCGTTACCATACTGTTCGTAGAATTTTTCTTCTCCCGTCCAGTTGGTATCAACCATGACTTTACTACGCAGTCTCGTATTCATCTGCCGCGCTAATGCGGTAAATGTATCCGAGAAAGCCTTGACTAAACTTGTAGAGGGCGCTCCCATGTTCGTAACTCCTTGTAGGTGTCCTGTTTACTTATTCTCTAACCTATCAGAGTGTCCCTATCAAGGGGTCTGTACGACTCACGGGCTTCTTGTGGAAGGAATCCGTCTTGTGGTGCGGTACTGCTCTTTGTAAGGCCACTTGGCTATGCGTGGAGGCTTTAGGCTTGTTCCACGCACAGCCGCCGTGGTTATCTTACTCCCTTTCGGGGTTTGCTAACTTCTGCAACTTGAAAAACTCGCCATTCGGCCCAGCCCACACGTCATGGTCAGGGTGTTTTGCATCGAAATATGGATGTTTAGAGTCTTTGAGTATCGCGTTAATCTTTGCCTGCGCGTCCTGTGGTGTACCTGTCAGGCTTGACACCTCACCACGTGCTATTGAATCTTCACTTAGCTTCTTGCCTACAGACGCGAGCAAGCGCAAAAGCGTGGGGCTGTTGCCTAAGTCCCCCAGTTCGCTTACAGCTTCCTTGCCTGCAAACTTCTCGGCTACCCGTTTCGCCAGGACGAGGTTCTGGTCAAACTCTCCACCCCACTCGTTCCGCAGTTTTGTAGCCGCTTCTTTCATTGCTACCGCCTGCGCTTGCTCCTGTCTGCCAACAGCATCGGAAACGGTCTTTAAATACCACTGGTTTAACCCGTCAAACTGTGCCTGTGACAATCCCAGTTTGTGCGCCGCCTGTTGGAATACCGCCGTTGATTCAGGCGTTACTTTAACGCTCGGATGTAATCCTTCGAGTGGTGTAATTTTGTATGCTTCCGGCTTCTCCGGCCTGCCTATTGCATTGTAAAACTTTGCCCGTTCCTCATCACTGGCGTTCTCTGCCGGGAGTATCACTCCCTTACGGCCTACGAGTTTGACGGTTTCTACGTGACCTTTGACAAGATCGCCTATCGTCTTATATTTCCCTACGTTTTGGTCTGCACGTAAATCTTCTGCCAACATTGACAATGGTGTATCAGCGCCTATAGTTGTAGTACCTGCCCCAGCTCCGCCCTCCCCGCCAGCGCCACCGCCCACCCCCGCACCGCCATCATCTCCTGCACCACCGTTAAGTTCTCCCCTGTTTCCCAATCGTAACAACGCAATCAAAAAACAATTCGCCAAAACGCCTGCACTTACCACGGGCATAAGGTATCTCTTAATGAGGCTTATGGTATCCGACAACATTTATTCCTCCTTCGGTTCGGCTGGCTTACTTGCCAACCGTGTTTCTATTGTCAACACTACTGCTCGCATCCCTTCTTTCCATGCCATTAGAATGCTGTCTTTATCGAGCGTGGTGTCATAACACGAACAACGTACTCTCAAATCTTCAAGCAACAACTCCCCATCCGGCGTGTTGAACACTCTCATGTACAGACGATTCAGAGCGTCGTCGTCTAACTTAGCTAATTTCTCGGACAATTCGCGCATCGTTTTCCTGGTTTTTAATTAAAGCCCTGACCCACTCTCGGCGGTTCAACTGCGCTTCGGGCAACTTGTGGAATCTGCGCCAGTCAATGTTATGCTCCCTAAACATCTTCTTTCGTTTCTCAAACCCACCCCTGCCGTGTCGTTTTATCATCTTCCCCATCTGCACAAGGATAAAGTTTTCATGGTACATCAAATCAACCTTCTGCGCCCACGTGTTGTACGACCTCAAGATATATTCCTCGGTTATCCCATTGAGATTATGCGGTTCGTATATCCAAACCAATATCATCCGCAACAACTCATCGAGCCGGGGGACGTACTTGGTGTTGACTTTGACTACCGTCATTCCTGCGCTCCTACTGCCTGCGCTTCTGCTGCGAGTTTCTCCACCTCTGCCCCTGACTTCACGGCATCTGCTCCACTTTGCGCTAACGCTATTCTGTTCTGCATCTCTTGCATCTGTGCCCTTTGCGCCCTTACCTTGGCCACGTCTTGTTTGTCAGCAAGTATCTTCGGATTGATACCACGTATCTCTGCAATTATATCAACCGTAGCATCACCGTTGATCGTGTCCAATACTTCTGGTTTGGCCTGTGCTATCAGTCCAACGTCATTAAGAAACGCCTCAACCGAGTATATCTCCGACTCCCTCTGCGCCTTGGCTAGCGGGGAGATGTAAACAATATCCATCTCCTGCTCACTCAATACTTCCGGGACATCACCAAGCTCGCCGTTACGAAGCATCATTTTGAATAACCGCGAGAGTATCATGTCAAGCACTTCATCAGTGAACCTTCCCACTACCGGCCCAAGCAACACCATATTTTCAGCAATCCTGCGCTGTACTTCCGGGACGGTCATCTGCTTGGTTACATCAGACAAAGAACGGAACAAAGGCACAAAGAACGCTTTGTCCACCACGTCCTGTTGCATCTTGATAATCTCCAGTGTTATTGGTATGTTCCCGCTCGTCGGTAACGGTTGTATCGCGTCACCTGCTATATCTTTATCTCGGTAATTGAGAGCCGAAGGATTAGCGTTTATCGGAGCAATGAATCCGCGACGCGGTACGCTTAACGCCGGGTCAGCCGCTTTCATCCCCGCCCGTAACATCGTCTTGTGCTGTGCGTTGACCAGTTTAATTGTTGACAAAGCATCCATTGCTGGAGAAATTCCCCACACGTCGCTAGCATCCTTGTAAAACCTCCCAACAGCATATGGAAACTCCATAAACCCAGACTCACGCATTAGGAGTTTCTCTTTCTTGTTTATCCACAAGGACTCATACGGCATATTCACGAAATCTGACTTATTATAATCGTATCTGTCACGCGGCCCGACGTAATGCAACACGTCAATCTTATCTTGTGGTTTATCAGCAAGCTTGTTGTTAATCTCTTGCCCTGCATCTTTACCGAACATCTCCACCATCTGTTGCACGGTCATGCGGTAGGTACGATAAACTCTGTTCACCCTCCCCTGTGCATCTTCCTCCATGTCAATCTCATGCAAGGGAACAGACGTGAACCTCACCTTATCCATCACGTCCTCTAACGTCAGCACAACTCCCGTCCCGAAACACCCGCAGTCAGTGTAAAACTCCTGCATCGTGGTGTCGAAATTTGAATTGTTTAACACGGAGAACATCCTGTCCTCGACCTCTTTTAACCATATCTTGACATCATACACGTTCATAAACTGTTGGTTGCGTGTCCGTAGTGAAAACCATTTGCTCGCCGGATTAGTAAGATTAGAATGAAATCCCGCAGACATTACACGCAGGGCCAAACCAGCCGTTGAGTCAAACAACTGATTTAGTTTAAGCCTATCCCCGATATTTTTTATCGTCGATTGCCATCCCTTGCGCGGTAAACACCACGTCGCTACGTCCTCGTGGTAATCACGCTGGGGGGAGTTTTGCCCGCGTAACGTGTCACACCGCTTGATTAACTTCTCTATCTTTTCAGACATAACTAAGCTCCCAACAAAGTCTTCGACGCGGTTGAACTCCCACCGAGCGCCTGTCCTGACGTGTAATCTGTTTTCCCACCAGAGAGTAATGTAATCCTTCTTTTGCGAGCCGCTTCAATCTTAGCCTTATCCGTCGCGCTTTCTATTGTCGGCGTTTCGGGCAGAGGAGTTACTGACGGGCCGCTTTCCTTCTCTCCTAACCCCACCATATCCACGCCAGCCTTGACGGTATCCGTTACGTTCGCATCTACGCCTGTCGCTTTCTCAGCCCCCATCCCTAACACTAATCCTGGAACCATCTGCGGCATGTTACTCCCCCCTTCTTATGTGAAATTTACTCGTGGACTTATCCCACCACGATACAGATTTATACTCTTGTTCCAATCGTTTAATCCCCGCGAGTAACCGTTCGTCCCCGTCGTGGTCGAGGTATAGATGGTATACGTGGGCGTGCTGTCCTTTTGCTTTAACGCACTCTGCGAGAAATGCAGCGTCGAAGAAGAACTTGTTGTCATACCTGATCCTGTCCAACTGCTCATCCGTAACCTCTAAAATCAACGCTACGCCATCAATGTACCCACCAGAACCAAGCGCTTTCATGCGTACTGCGGGAGGTTATCCGGCAATAAATTATCGTGTGCCGAGTATGCGGGCATACTGTTCGCCTGCGTTTCTTTCACGTACTGGTCAAGCTCATCTATCAACGACACTGCCATAATCAACGCATCAGCAAGGTTCGGCGACTTTACCCCGTCCTTGCGCATTTTCTCTTTACTAATCAATATCTTGCGCTGGTAATTGTCGTAGGTGTACCGCAACGTCAAGAGCTCGTCTATCAACTCTTTTTGAGTTATTACAATGCGCCCCTTAATCACCAACTCTTTTAATTTATACGCAAACTTTGTCCTGACGTTTGCGTAAAACTTATCGTCAGAATACCCTATCGGAGGATTGCGGAATCCGCAGAAGTAATCCAACTGTCTGCCCTTGTTGAGCGTGTCAAGCGGGCCAGCTCCAATCCCGTCCTCGTCTATCGCACCTCTCGTTATATCCTGCTCGTTTGCTATATCAAGAATACGCCCCGTTGTATAATTTGTATCCTTCTGCCCCCATTGTTCCGCAAACGTTACTTCCCAGACTAGAGGATTAACCTTACTCATCACCACGCCTGCTGATTTATCATCCCCATACCGGGCAATATCGAACCCTGCTAGACGCAAACGATAATCGTTAATGTATATCGGCCTGTTCTTTATTGTCCCTTCCAATTCATCACGTGCGAACAGTGCATCTTCGGATTGTGCCAACGGAATCCCTAACCAAATATGCTCATAATCTTTCTCGCTTATCTTTCTACATTCCTCAGCTTCAGTACGCAACGCTCCAGTACAAAACGGATTCTCGTCGTAATTGATATTAATATGCAAACAATCCTTGCGCTTGTGGAACGTAGCGAATACTGGATCATCAACCACGTGCCTGTTCATCGTGAAGAACACCTTTGAGTTTTCTTTACGAATCGTCGGTATTAGTACATCAAGCGTCCCCTTCGTCACGGCCTGAGATTCGTCTATCCAGACAACATCAACGCCTTCCATTCCCTGGATGTTCCATGCGCCCTGCTCTCTGAACCCACGGAAGTTGATCGTTGACCCTGTACCACGGTGCGTTATCCTCGAAGCCTGCACGTCGAGGTTAAGGCTGTACTTATTTATCAAATCCGCCATGAGAGAGTACACGGACTCTTGTATCGAGTTTTGAATTTCGCGACCGCATACGACGCGGATATTCTTTTTCTCGGCGAGGAATAATATAAAACGCCCGACGGCCTGAGACTTCCCTCCTCCTCTGCCTCCCTCTAATAAAAAATAACGGTACTCGTTAAAGTCCGTTATAATTTTGTATAGCTTGTCGGGAATTTGCAGTATATCGGGGACTGTTATTTCAGCCAACGTTGAACTCCGCTAGACGGTCTTGAATTTTTACCTCGCCCATCTGGACTACTTTTATCTGACCGGAGTGATTAACTTCAGTACTATCTCTCCACCCTGCTATATTCTTTAGCGTAAAAATAGAGAAAGCCGCTGGATATAATCCAAGAGTAGCGTTTACGCGTATTCTTTCTATTTCCAACTCTTTAGCTACTTTTAAGGACTCCGCAAACTTCGGGAATTTATCCTTCCACCTACTAAACAATTGACTATAACCTCTTTTTACACCTATACTTCTAGCAAAATCACTTAAAAAAACAGGGGGTTGTGGTTCTCGTTCGGTTTTATCTATCTGTGTACCGTCTGATTTCGTTATTGTTATGTCTTTAATAAGATAATGGGGTGGGGAAAAAAACTCGACTAACAGTTTTGCATACAGGGGATTATAAAGATACTTTGTTTTTGCCATAAGTCCTTCTGCAACCAAAAGAGCCAACCCCGTTCGTGCGCACGAGATTGGCTCTATAAATCAGGTTGAAGGTTCGCGGTGATCAGCCGCCGCCTTGTTTGTAATCTATCGCTTCACTTTCACTCCGTACTTCCGTACCTTCTCGGCCTTGTAGTGAGGGCAACAATAACAGTGCCCTCCGTCCATAGCCGTTTCACAATCAACACATCTTTGTTTCTTGCGCTTCATAAATTTAGTAGGCTGCCGACACCGTTAGGTATTATGGGCATAAGCCCTTTATAATTGTGTTGTGTTCGCGCAGCCTGTTTATTCTATACCACAAAATGATGTAAAAGTCAAACATTATTCTAAATCTCTAGTACCTTTATTCACACAAAGCGTTGACTTCCCTGCGCTTGTGTCTTTTGTATAATGGTGGCAACATCCGTGCAACACACTTCATTACGCGGTCTTTATCCAACCCTTTCCAGTCGGTACGGCACTCAAGCGCCATAGCGTACCCTGCGAACTTGTCGGGTGGGAGTGAACAAATAAACGATATTTCATCGCACGTAGCCCAATACGATACTAAACCTTCTGTCTTTTTTCTTGCCACGGCATCACCTCCTAGTTATTAAGTCGTTTAAATTCTTATCATATCCAACTAATTCTGCCATCACTTCAGGAGTAATATCTTTATAAGCATAGACAACTTTCCCATCAATGAACTTAACACTCTGGTAATTTATCGCCATCTTTTGATAGAACTCACCCTCCCTTATGCGACTTTGAAAAATTGGCTCAAGACAACAGTGAACAATATGGGACAACTTTTGATCTTTAAAAAACAAATAATAATCTGTAAAAGCATTACATATGTTCAAAAACCCTTGACCATTCTGTGTGTCATCACCACACTTTTGATTAACCTCAACTTTGGAAATGTAATAAGAAAACCTCCCATTTTTATGCAACCTTTTTATCAATCGTCTTGCTTTACGTATTGACACCCCCTCTAAAGCGAGAAAACAATGCGGTCGATCTTCCCAAAGGTAAAACTTCCTCTTAGGCCGCAGCTTAGTAATTAAGTAACGCAATAACTGCTCAAAAGAATCTTGCTCTCTCCCATCTAAGAAAAAATCCCCATCACGTAATCCTTGCGTAAACCAGAAATCGATATGAAACCACTTCTTCCTGAACATTTTTCCCCTCCATTTATACCAGTATCGGCACATCACTCATCTTTAATTCCACCTTCTCCCCGCGCTTCTGCATCCCGTGTATTCTCCCGATCAAAACCTCCCTTTCTTTTATCACGTTGTTTCGCGTGTATTCCTGAAACAACAACTCGCACTTCTTGGCGCGTTCAAGCGTTTTAATCGCCTCCGGCATCTTACCCAAACACACGTAACACGACGAGAGATTATACCAGCAATGGAAATTGTCGGGGTCGTGTTCCTTCCCTTCGATAAAATCAAGTATCGCCGCGTTGAACTGTTGCCGTGAATAGTGCATTGCCCCCATATGAATCCATGTCTGCACGTACGTTGACTCGTCAAACGTGGCGTAGGTGGTGTTCCAGTAGTCGTTACGATAGGACTGTTTGACTGTCAGGAGCTTGTTGATGTACCAGAACAACGCGCCTCCGGCAATAAAGGGGAATTTAATCAATCCAAACGCAAGAGCATAATACAACCCGGCGTGTGCTAGATAATTGTAGCGTGAGGTGAGAAGCTGTTGCCCGATTGAGAACAGGTTACAGAACGGGGCGACGAGAATAGAGAACCAGAATAACCCGTATCCCCACGGCTCCTGTTTGATTAGCCCGTAGATGGTTAACAAAACCGTGAACACTCCGATAAAGAAATACTTGTCGAGTTTATAAGCCTGCGCTTTTCCCCGTGAGTTTGTGAACACTCCAGCCATGTACCCTTGAAACTGCGTACAGTGCGTTGCGGTAATGCCGTTGTAGACGTTGTACCCATAGAATTTAAGCGCGAGGATAATCTTCTTCGGTGTAAACCTCATCGGCTCCGTTGCTTCTTCGTAAAGAGAACCTTTCGAAATGTTCGGCTTCTTACGCTTATACATCCACCATATCACACCAACAAAAGGCCACCACATCGTTGGCAGAAATACCGCCGGAAACGGGAGCGCGGTTATTGAAAGGTACTTCATTGCCCACGGCAACCCAAGTGTGAGAATCGGGTTCAACCATACCGTCATTACCACACACGCCGTCATCACGTAGTGTTTCCCTGACAACCATAACGAACCTTCGTGGTTCACAGGACTAACAAGAAAATAGATCGCCCCAAGCCACGCTATGTTTCTATACCCAAACGTGCTAAAAACTAGATACACGAGAATACTCGCCATCGTGTGTAGAACTATCGTCATAGCGTGAGCCGCGGTGTTTACTGCTTCCCTCTGCCGTGGTATGAGTATCAGACGCAGACGCACAAAGAACCGAGAGAGTTTTAATCTCCCCCTTCGTCGTGCGCCTTGACGTTTCTGACTGTCCCAATATGCCCGGCCCATGAACTGCCAGTATAGTCTAACCCACTTGTTGACTGGTTTCTCAGGCGGCTTCTGCGGACTTGATGCGTACACCATCAAATCGTCAGAAACGTAATGATGCCATATCGTTGAGCCGTAGAGAATAATTGACAAAATAACTATAGCAAGAATTTCACCCATTTAAAACATCCCCCGGCTTTTTTCCCGCCATACGCGGATGATAAACATCCCGCATAGGATTGGAAGAAGAAAAACTCCCGAGATAAAACCAAGTACGTATTTTATCATTCCCACTCTTTCTTGACCACCACACCAAGCGTTACATTTTTGTTAGTAGGCTTGCCCACATAGCCAACAACCACATCATCTACTTTCAAAACCGCAGTATCGTTCCGCGTCACCATCCACCACGCCATACCAGGAAGAAGCTCGGCTTGTATCCCCTGCCCGAACATTGTGGCACAAAGTGTAATGTTCTGGTCTTTCATTGAAGGCACGATAATCGTTACCTTCCCCATCGGCGCTTCGGAACAACCGCAGATTAAAAGTAAAAAGCATAAGAGTTTTCTCAATCCCGCACCTCCTTTTCTAATTTCTGAAATAACGGATTGTGTTTGTTCGTGTAGTCAGTTTCAATCTTTAGCAACCCAAGACGTGCGTAAATGTAGCCGAGGATAATTTCACAGGAGTACCATAAAACACCTACCAGAACCATGTGCCACGGTCTAAGAGCTATCCCATAGACTTTCAGGAACGTAAACACTGCGGCGGCTTGTGGAACTATACCAATGAGACGACCTAATACACGTGACCTCCCCAAATCAGCGTACCAGACAAGTTTTATCAGCGCCCTTCTCACATTCCCACCTCATGCTCCTTAGCCCGCTTGTTCCAACGCTCGACAAGCGCATCGCGTGTATCATCACGCACTTGCTTCTTATGCGTAAATATCACACCGCATAAAAGAGCCGCACCAATGATTATCCCTAATCCGAGAGCGAATCCCACCGACACCCACAACCCCACCCACATCAACCACGGCGCGCCAAGCAACATTTAATCCTCCTCGACTTTTCGTCGCAATTCCTCAAGAAATGCATTCAGTTGTTTAATTCTCGGTTCTACCATTTGAGTTATCCCACAACCAGCACAATAGTACGTGAATACTTGGAAAGTTTCAAACCACGAGTTTTCCAATATCGATTCACCAATCCTAAACTCTTTGCGACATATCCTGCACTTTCCTTTGTCGTGCAAATCATCTTTAGCAAAAGTGCTCTTCTGGTCACACATCCGTTCTGGATGGAATTTAATAACCCGAAGCATTACCACCTCCCGGTTTATCCCTATCCGGCGCAATCCTGTCCCACACCCACAGGAGCACACGCAGAGGGAATATTACTACCATGACTGTAGCGTACATTAACCATGCGACGGCGAAGATGATAGCTTCTATCATTCCTCCCTCCCAATGGATACAATAAGAAGCTGTACGAAATGAAACGCTTGGTCTATAATCAACACCAACGATTGATTCGCACCCCAAATGCGCGCCGCCGAGCTTACGCTATCTATCACAAAATGCCCAGCGAATAAGAACAACACCTTCCAGAATGCGTACCTCCCGGTGTGCTTTAAGGCAATACCAACACACGCTGAGTAGACAAGACAATGCGCCGCCATGAAAAATAAGCTGTGCGCTTTCGTACTCCCCATGAGCGCGGTCTGGAACACCCAGTCACCGAAGGCATGCCCGGCGCAGAGCCAGTATAGAGCCTCAATGTATGCTGTCACTTTTTAAACTCAGGGTAATAGAAATCTCGCGGTTGTGTTACCATGCGCCATTTGCCACACACCCCACATTCTCCCTTGTGCCACGTGGATGTAGTGAATTGACGTTTTGACGCTTTCTCCCCGCACTTCTGGCAAACCCACGCGGGATAATCTTGCCTAACCCTTGCCTTGTAATACAATCCGCTAACAGTCATCATACCTCCAGGAGAACCAATACCGCCACAAGCACAATGATTAACAGATGCCCCACGATCGCCACCCAGGCCGGGACGGTGGTCATGGAGTCTCAGCCCCCAGCACACGGTTGATGACGGCGATTGCTCTTTCAATTCCCTTATTTATTCCATCGCGGAACTCCGTATCGGGTGGTATTTTATGCTGACTAACCTCCTCGACCAGCACCTGCCGTATTTCCGACAGGATGTATCCAATCGTAGACGGCTTGAGAATACACTGCCCATATCTGTTATATAAGTCCTTCCTCACCTTCTCCCTTGCGTCCATTAGAAACCTCCCTGGGCGATATGCTTCCAACAAAGCCATGTCTGTAGGGACAGGCCAATGGTTATTTTTACTAAGGAGCAAAAAACAAAACATTTTCTCCCACTTGAAGTTTAATCGTTACTTTTTGTATTAGCATACATCACTCCTCCTTCCCCAGCACCGCTTCATATGTTTGTGCAAATATATCGGGTTTACAAGGATAATATTCCCCCCTCACCCCCTTGATAATCCAGTCACCATCTGACACTTTCAAACACCCCTCAAGCGTATTTATGCTAAAGCAATGTTCTGGGAATTGCAGTTGTGCAGTATTGTGGTGATAAATAATCCCTTCGGGTAAATATCTATTCTGCGTAAAGTTGTCAACAAAAAATTGTTCTGCTTCTATCACAACTGGTTTCTTTCTAAATTTCATTCTGTCCTCCCCAGCACCGCCTCGCGGATGGCGCGTGCTATTGCTATTGGAACAACACCGATTTGAACTTCCCCGGCAAACTCCGTTTCGCAGATGTTGTCTATTATCTCTGTCAGCTTCTTCTCCCCCAACATCTTCTCCACCGCCAGTATGCACTCTCGGCGGGCGGCGTTGTAACCAGAATAGTATTCACTCACAGCTTGGTTTTCGGCTCGCTCCGACATCTTGGCCGCAACCTTGAGGTAGTCGGTGGCGAGGTCGATTAGCGTTTCCATTGCGGCTAAATCACTTAATGGCAAGGTCCTTTGTTTAATCGGTTAAATTCGCTACCATGCAATATTGCCTTAAATATGGAAATATTACACCTTTTCAACCGCTCCATTTTCTGGCAGTTTTTTCTTTTTTCGACCGCCTCTTGCACCGTAATATCTGGCTGAATAACAGGTCAAAATCTTCATAATATCCTCTGCCAATTCTTCCTCATACTTTTGTGTCTTGTCTTGGATAATCTCTACTTTTACCCCTAAATTGCGAAATATAGCCCATATATACTCATATCCGAAGCGAGCGAGCCTATCCTTATACTCAATTAGAATACGCTCTACTTTGCCCTGAAATACAAGATTTATGAGCTTGTGTAAGCCTTTTCGCTTCTCATTGATACCGCTGGCTATCTCATCAATAAGCATATACTTGTAGCCTTTATCTTCTGCGTGTTTTCTAAGCCTGTCTTTCTGACGCTCAAGGTTTTCTTTCTGCTTGTGTGTAGAACATCTGGCGTATATAACTGTAAGTTTTTCAGGCACTTCCGTAACTTTCCCGATATAAATATCTAAGTCCTCTTGCCTGAAACGCCTATGTCCACCGTCAGTTTTATAGCACTTAATCCTCTCACGCTTAGCCAAAGTCTTGAGCGAGTTTATGCTTATACCGAGATATTTACTTGCTTCTGTTGTCTTATATATCATTCTTCGTAACCTGTTGTTTTTTCAAGAAAAACATCTTCATCTATCCCATCGCCCTTATATGCGTCTTTCGTTATTTTAATACGATATAAAGACCATTCCTTTTTGTTTTCAGGATTAAATACTTTTAATCTAACAATATCTCCAACAATTAAGTCTGTTATTCTAATTTTTTCGTTTCTTTTTTTCATAAACTATTCTCCTTTGGCGTGTTACCACATTTAGAGTCCGCTCGGTTTCCCGACTTATTCTTACACTCCTTCCTCGCAGGAGCACGGTACGTTAAGATTCCTCGACGCTGGCAGGATTTACTGTAATTACCTGTTCTTTGCCTCTCTAGAGTAACGATACATTCACATTGTACCGTACAGGAGCACATTGTGCTCCTGGCGTCGAGGAGATAAGATTTTATTTCTTCTCGCCGCCAGTTATATCCACCTTGCAAACTAACCCTGCGAAATGGCTCTCTTTAGCATTGTCGAAGGATGGGAAAAACCGATACTGTGCTTCCAATCCGATATTGTCGTTCAACTCCAAGAATCGTAAATCCCCTCCCGCATACGCCCTAAACTTGCGGTACTGGTCATCCGTCTCCACGTTGTTGGTGATGTAGGTGTTGGAGATTGTTGTCCTCTCCCCACACTTGCGACCCTCGTTTGCCTGTGCCGCAAACACACCCACCAACAACAAACATATCACTAATGCAACTACTCTCATGCCTCACTCCTCCCTTGTTAGCCGCCCTGTGGCGGTGGTGCTTGTAGATTCAAATACTTCTCCGTCTCGTCTTGTAACCACGCCTGCGCCTCAACGTAGCTTTTATGTTTGTTCAACCTCAACAAACGTCCTTGGCATCATTCCATAGCATTTTGTAACCGAGAGCTTGCATATTTGTTTATCATCCTGCCAAATTATCCCATTACAGCCGTCTAAAATCAGCTTTATGAGGTTGTCTATATCCGGCTTCTTCGTATGCTCAAACGGCAACGGTTTCTTTTTCTGGAGGTTTTTCGGAATCGGCAACCAGAAATCAATACACACGTGAAGCGGCCCTGTGAATATATCCCGTGGCTTGTTAAGAAGCGCGATCCTGCGGATAGAATCCTCCGCAATCATAGTCCGCTGTGGTGTATATGTTCCGATATGTCGCCCACGCCGATAGAACCGGGGGCGACCTTTGGCTATTGGATTACCCGGAATCTCGAATTTTAAAGAGGTCATAACAATAATCCTCCCTCGTTAAATTTACGTATCTTCTCCCTCGCCTCCATAACCCTCTTAATTTCATTAAGCCAAATTTTGTACGGATGGTGCTTACGGGGCCCAAACGGATAACCCTCGCTAAACGCTTCACGCAAATCATCATCACTCAACATAGGATTACGTGAAATAATTTCCATAATTACCTCGTGTGCCCGATTCCTCCATCTGGTCATTTTGCGCCTCCCATTAATCGGCAAACTCATCTCTCCCCCTTCCCCATCTTCTCCCCCCACCTATCGCACTCGTACAGCACTACCCCCTTGCGGAATCCGATTTTATGCGGATACCGTGGATTAGTTTTCCATTCATACAAATCGGCTGCGCTTATCCTGATGGCGATATATTTATCTCCCGGCACATCCCGAAACTCATCACAAAAATAAGGACGTGAGCAAGCGTGGAATTTTCCCGCGCCACACTCATCCTTATCTGGAGCCCAGCTCGTATGAATAACCGTCGTCCCTACCTCCCAGCTCGTTTCGTTCGTCGTCCCCTCCTGTGTTTTAAAATCACGAGATACGCGCTTATACAGTACCACTGTGTTTTTTTTATCTACGCCGTTACGCTCAAACCAATCGTCAACCGCCTTTACTCGTTGTACGATTGCCGTTTTTGATTTTTTGATTTTTAATTTCAAATCAAACGGAATAACGAGCACGGCATACGGAAAAAGGTTTACGGTACATTTCATTGATAATTCCATCCCGTGAATTACGCTGCTCTCCCAAGCCACGATGCTCGGACTGCTGCTCCCCCAAGCCACGATGCG